ACCACTTGAACGGAAAGACGCCAAAGTTTCGGCTTTTCTTAAGTACCAGAAAGAGGAGGGTGATGCGGTTCCCCGTGTCATTTCACCTCGGAGCTATCGGTTTCTGGCGGCCTCCGGCCGTTTCCTTAAGGCGTATGAGGCGCCTTTGTACAGGGGTTTGAGGAAGATGTTTGGCGGTACAGTTGTCGCGAAAGGACTTAATTCTGTTGACCAGGCCAAGTTGCTATATAAGTATTGGAACCAGTTTAGGAGGCCAGTTGCAGTGGGGTTGGATGTCTCTAGATTTGACCAGCATGTTTCGAAGGCTATGCTGCAAATCATGGATCACATCTGGCTGTCAATGACTCCTAAGGAAGATAAACAGACCGTTAGCCGTATCCTAACGTGGCGGCACCACAACCTCATCAGTTGGCGGGTTGCTTACACGGAGATATCCTATGTCCTTTTGGGGCAGCGGATGTCAGGAGAGATGGACACTGGCAGCGGGAACTGTGGTATCATGTGTATGATGGTTTATGCTTATATGCTAAGCAAAGGGTTACGACCCGGACAATATCGTCTCATCAATAATGGTGATGATGCTATTATCATGCTGGAGCATAGTGATTTGGATCAGATTGACGGGATCGTTGGGTTCTATTTGGAGTGTGGTATGCATCTGAAAATTGAAAAACCGGTTGTCGCGCTTGAGCGCGTCGAATTCTGCCAATGTAGGCCCGTCTTCGATGGGTTAAGGTGGCGAATGGTTCGACTGGTACCCAAAAGTTTTCTTAAGGATGCGGTTTGCACTCTGGTTTGCAATAGCATGCGCGACATTCAGGCATGGATGACTGCGGTGGGTCAGGCAGGCATCGCCCTTACGGGCGGCCTACCCGTTCTGCAGGAGTTTTATGCCATGTACACTAGGTTACGTATGGGTATACGTAATAGAGCAGTTGAACATCCTAGTGGGCTCACGTGGATGTCTCGTGGATGCACAGCATCCTACTCAATGGTATCGCCCCAGGCAAGGGTTTCGTTTTGGGAAGCCTTTGGAGTTCTGCCTTCCAGCCAGGTTAGCCTAGAAAGCATTTTCAAAAGCGTAAATCGTTCCGTTTTGGTCGGGATGAAGCGCTGTAGCCCACTGACTCCGTGGGTTACTAGTGACTACCAATCACTATAATCATATGTCTAACAACAATGGAAACG